ATCGAGTAGGCATTTTTTTCCTTCGCTGTCCTCCTGAGACAAAGAAACAAACGGCAGGCGGGGAGGCTCGCTTTTCGGTTGAGAGATCAAGCTCAACCTATCCGTGTTTCAAACCATTATACTGTTTTCTTCTCTTTTTGCTGTTTTTCAAGAGAATCGGCTAATAATTGGCGTAACCATTTAGTTCCTCCAAGGCGTTTAAACTCATTCCACTCAGACATGGTGGCTCGTGCGGCAATAGTCTTACCGCTTTTGGTCATTTCAGTTTTAGGTCTAGGCATAGAGGGCAGGATTGTGTAGTGTTTAACAAACAACGCAATTAGGGTTTGTCCTAGTGTGCAACACTACATTCTGTGACACACTACGAACTCTACAAACCACATTGAAAGGCGTGAATATGGAATTCGAGATAGAACTTTACGAATTAGACGATATGTTTAAATTCGTTGTCGAATGGGAATACGACCCCGAATACAGCCCTAAAGAGGGTCTATATAACAAATTCATCTGGTCTTTGCGCTTGGTTATAAATTCCAAGAATATAGACATTACTGATGATCTTTCCGACAAAGACCGAGACTTAATTGAACAACAGATTGAGGAGATTTGCTGTGAGTGAATACTTTGAAAAAGCCAAATGGGAAGCCTTGCAAAGTCTGAATGATGATGATGTTATGGAGGCTATTGCTGGCTCGGTTGCCATTCCTCTTGCCATCAAACAAGGAGATTGGCAAGATGCTATGCAATTACTTGCAAAGCGCATAGAGACAAAAACAATCCGACAAGCAGAATTTGCTACTCATGGATTTGTCAAGACCAACTGGATTGATGAAGATGATGAACTCAGAGAATTACGCAATATTTGGATTCTCAGGGATGCAACTGCAATGGCATTGGCTAAAGAACGTCAAGCCAAGATGGATGCACAGTTTCAACAAATGTTTGACGAGTAAACGCTATGAAAATGAAAAACTCAGTAGGTCAAATCTTAGAGGAAAATCAAGATGAATATTTTTGTCAATTTTGTACAAAACCTAAGATTCAAACTGTTCCAATCTGCTCATGCTCAGGCTCTTGGTTCAAACTTAGAGACTTTGACTTTGATACCCAATTCTCTATTGCCCAACAAATTTTTAATTCAAAGAAAGGTATACCCGACACAAAAATTGACTAACCCTGAGTTTGTATATACAAACTCAACCAACACCAACATTTCAACAACATTTCAAAAGGCTAAAGATGCTAGATTACGCACCAATATTGATGAACATAGAACAGGCAACTAAGCGCTTGTCCGAAAACTGTCTCGCAAACAAATTTGATGGGTTTTCCAAAGATATTAATCGGATTCATTGTGAATTAACCCTGCTTTCAATGTGGGCAGTCAACAAAGAAGCACAAGAGATTTTTAAAGATATTTTTAAACAGGAGTGAATATGAATCAAGAACAGGTGTTAATGTTGCTCAACAAGAATGTAAATGAGCATACCGAGAAGAAAGCCAACCTAACCTATCTCTCATGGGCTTGGGCATGGGCTGAAGCACTCAAGGCAGACCCTACAGCCATCTACAAGGTAGAGATGTTTGGCGACAAGTGCTTCATGGACATCAACGGCACAGCAATGGTGTTCGTCACAGTCACTATGTTTGGCAAGCCAATGACTTGCCAACTTCCAGTCATGGACTATCGCAATAAAGCTATACCCAACCCTGACGCTTTTGCAGTCAATACCGCCATCATGCGGTGCATGACTAAAGCATTGTCATTGCATGGTTTGGGTCTGTATATCTATGCTGGAGAAGACTTGCCAGAAGGTGATTCAGGTTCAGACATTGATGTAAACATGATGATTGACCACTTGGCGGCTATTGATGCCGCATCAACTTTAGAGGAATTAAAGAATGTCTACTCTGTTGCTTACTCTGCTTGCGCTGGTGATAAAAGTTGGCAAAAGAAAGTGATTGATGCTAAAGAAAAGCGTAAAGGAGCATTGAAATGAACTACGCACAAATGAAAAATGCACCAGCATTCCCAGTTTCTTTTAAATGGGGCAGAGAATTATCTCAATATAACGGCATGACCTTGCGTGATTATTTTGCGGCAAAGGCTATGCAAGTTATTTTGCAAAGCCAATATGAAGATGGTATTTATGTTGGTGATTTAGATAATGATTGTGAACAAGTGTGTGCGAGTTCTGCATACATCATGGCAGACGCAATGATGAAAGCGAGGGAAGCATGAGCGATTTTGTACAAGTTCTTGAAAAACTAAGGTTTGACAAAGAAACAGGACAATTTTTTTGGGTTAATCCAAACAAACATCACTTGGATTTGGTTGGGAAAATTGCTGGTTGCCCTCAAAAATCAAATTTAAATAAAAAATATTGGGTGATTAAGTTAAATGGGAAAACCTATAAAAGAGGGAGACTTGTTTATTTAATCACTCATGGAAAGTGGCCTGAGCCTTGTGTAGACCACATAAATGGGGACTCACTAGATGACAGACCTGAAAATCTCAGACAGGCAACAGTAACAGAAAACAACTGGAATCATAAATCTAGAAAAAGAAAAATAAATCTTCCGATGGGTGTGCGTGTTAATCCTGCTGGAACTTATTCCGCAAGAATATCAGTCAACAAAAAACAAATTCACCTTGGATTTTTCAAAACTACAGAGGAAGCCTATTCTGTTTATCAGATGGCAAGAGAGGAAATGTATGGACAATTCGCCTGAAGTTACTCAGCAATCTCCAGAATGGTTTAAACAGCGTTGCGGTAAAGCTACTGCATCTCGTATCTCAGACATTGTTGCCAAAACCAAGTCAGGCTACAGCACCAGTAGGGCTAACTACATGGCTCAACTGGTAGTCGAGCGTATGACAAACCAAGTAGCAGAGTCTTACACCAATGCGGCTATGGAATGGGGTATCGAGAATGAACCTTTTGCTCGTGCCGCATACGAGGCTAAATCAGGCAATATGGTAGATCAGGTAGGTGCTATTGACCATCCACGAATTACTATGTCTGCTGCCTCTCCTGATGGCTTGGTTAGTGATGATGGATGCCTAGAGATCAAGTGTCCAAACACGGCAACTCATATCGACACAATTCTTGGTGATGAACCAGCAAAGAAATACTACGACCAAATGCAGTGGCAAATGGCGTGTACGAACAGAAGTTGGTGCGACTTTGTGAGTTTTGACCCACGAATGCCTGAACACCTGCAACTGTTTATCAAAAGAGTCGAGCGCAATGATGTTTATATTGCAGAACTCGAACAAGAGGTTATCCAGTTTCTCTCAGAAGTGGATGACAAGGTTAAAAAACTCAATGAAATTAAGGTGTAAATATGGAACAGCGTGACAATTCAGGTGTCTTGTTTAAGAACGACAAGAAGGAAACAGGCAACCAACCAGACTATAAAGGCAACATCACAGTTGATGGCAAATCTTATTGGCTTTCAGCATGGGTCAAAGAGGGTAAATCAGGCAAATTCATGGGTTTAGCAGTAAGTCCTAAAGAAGAAGCCAATACTTCCTCACCCAAGAAGAAGCCCTCAAGTGGCTTTGACGACATGGACTCTGACATTCCATTTTGATGTAACACAACGGGGAAAGCGTAAGTGAGTACCCACTAACTTTTTAATTGATAGGAGTTGATATGAGTTTAGATAACACACATTTTGGCGGCAGTGTAAAGAAGTTCTTTGACTTGCCAATCTTCAACAGGGTAAGGAATACCGACCCAGTAACCAGCTATGAAGCCGCTGATGCAGCCAAGGACTTGGCGGCAAAACACTTTGGCATCATTGTGGACTGTTTAAAGGCTCATGGGGCGCTTGGAAAAGATGGGATAGCTAGGCATAGCGGATTAGACAGAAATCAAGTCTCACGCCGTTTAAACGAGTTGGAGAAGATGAACTTGATTGAGTTGACAGGCAGAACTGTAAAGTCTTCTGCGGGACGTAATGAACGTGAGTGGAGGGCGATCTAATGTGGGATGTACTGGTTACTTTTATGTTGATGATGTTTGGCGCTTTCGCTGTTATTTTCTTTGGCGCTATGTTAATTTTTGTCTTGTATTTACTTCAAAATGAGGCTGACTATGACTGAAGAAAAATTCAATTTTGCTAACAAGTTGGCCACTATGCGTAAAGAACCAGTTGAATCTTTAAATCGCAAACGTCAGATTCAGTCAACTAATCCTTATCGAAACATTGTTATTGAAGAAATAGCTCAAGAAATTGAGAAAATGTCAGGATTTGGTAAAGATACGATTGACAGTTTGGCTATTTACATAAGAGGAATGAAAGAATGACAAAAAACGCATTTGATTGGCAAGGTGAACCAAGCATTTGGTCAAGAGATAAACAACTTAAAAAAATACTTCAAGGTCAAAACTGGGGTCGCCAAACGCAAGCTAAGATAAATCCTAATGAAAAACGTGAGATTTTCTATTATTCAAAGGCTAAACTAAAGAATGATTCGTAAGATCAAAACTTTTTATGGGTCAAGAAGTGGTCAAAAAGGCAATAAAAGAACCACAATATCTCATGGAGAAGCATGGTTATGTGAGAAGTGTGGGGAGGTGATTCCTTATGAACACCTAGTCCCCAAACACTTCTGTAAACGCATAATCAAGCCATTAATATATCCAATGCCGCCTGAGTCTTAGCAACCCTGTCATCCAAGCCATGAGTGCCGCCATTGATCTTCTTGGTCAAGCCTTCCATGTCATTCTTGTCAGCGTAGGCATTGAGCTTATTCTTGTCCCAAAACCAACCAGCAGACAAGGCTGCGTACTGAGGTGTAGCCACTAAGTCAGGTTCAGATACCAAATCCACACCTAAAGCCTCACCACAAGCCTCATAGTTGCTTTTACCAGTCAATTGAATCAAGCCACGACCACGATAATCCCAACCTTCTCCTGAGTCCTCATCGCCATTGCCCATGCGACCCGAATACACCTTGTTGGCAATCTTTTGAGGATTACGCTCATAGTTTTGACCATCATTAATTGTTGGAAAGCGTTTAGGCCAAACACGACACAAAGAAGAAGCAGAATAGTTTAGATTCTCTTGCAATGCAGTAAATCCAGCACTTTCATGGGCGCATTGACCTAAGAAACAGGCTTGTCTCTCAGGAGTATCAATCCCAAACTTTTCAAAAGTCTCGTTGATGGCATCAATCCACTCACCCGCTTTGGCAGGTTTCATGTTTAAGGCTTTGGCTAGTTGCTGAACATTCATGGGTTACCTTTCGTTTTAAGTTAAAAATTACGAATTGTCACAAATTAGAGATAGGATTTTACTTGGCAATAGTGCCATAACCAAGGGGAATATCATGTACAAGATTGAGATTAATATTGCAGAGTGGGATTTTGGAGATGACTCAGTAACTATTGAGACAAATGATTTTGATAAGATTGCAATCATCCAAGAATTCATCGAGTTTCAGCAATTGCATGGATGGGCTGTTGACTATGACGTTACTGAAGAATATCTTTACAACCAATGCGACGAAGACGAAAGCGTCGAAGACGAAGAATCCGAAGAATACGAAATCGGAGAGATCGTAGAAGACGAAGATGGCGTAGTCTGGCAGCGTATGGCATAATTTAAGTGCAGTTGTTACTTTTAGGGGGGTCTTAGGACTCCCCTTTTTTATACATCGTAAATCTTGCCTCTGAATTCAATCTTTCCTTCAGCCCATTTATGGACTAATTCAGGCCAAAGTAACTTTCCTTCATGGAATGTCAGTACAGCAAAACCTGATCGCCAATTGGTAGGCGAGTCTTCAAGATAGTTTATAAACTGCGCTCCATTAGTATCAGCTAACGTGCCTGTGTCCACACCAAACCTATTTCCTTGGTAATCACTAAATGGTGTAACTTTAAGGCTGTGTAGATGTCCTGTGACGATAGAGACACCAGCATTGATTGTGTTGTTATGTGTAGCGTGTACGCCACCTTTCCAACGATGTTTGACTACCACTTCATCTGTAGGCCAACAAGACCAACATGGATGCCATGTGGGGAAATGGTCTTTTAAAGCAAAACCTTTGACAAACTCATACTGCGGAGCATTGGCAGCTAGACGATTCTCAAACCTAGCATCATGGTTTCCCAATGTCCACACTAGGTTTACATTACTTCTTGCTTTTCTGGCAGCATCTTCTATCTCGCCAAGCGCAATTTCACAGGCTTTAAGTTCTTGTATTACCGATGGCGTTGAATCCCATCCAATACGAGGGAAACGACTAATAGAAGCGCCATCAAATACATCTCCATTGGCAATGACAGCTTTGGGTTGAAACTCTTTAATCGCCCAAAGAAGACCTTTAAATGCTGTTGTATGGACTGAAGGCCAGAAGTGAGCATCACTAAAAACAAGAACAATGCCATTTTCAATCCCCAATTCTTTTCTAACAGGATTGTCAGGTTTTACTATATTCTCAGCCTTTGCTCTAGAAGTAAGTGCAATCCCTGTTCTATCTTCAATTTCTTTACGCCGTTTATAAATTTGCCTCTCATTCATTTTGAGAGCAACAGCCATTTTGCTGGCTGATTTATGCGCATTCCAAATTTCAATAAATTCTTTATCACTAAATACAGGATTAGCCATGACAACTCCACTGAAGTTGCCTGAAATTAAATCAAATCAATGACAACAGCGTGAATCTTAACGTGATTTGTTCAAAGTTTGATAAACAGTGTTGTAAGCATCAATACAAGCATTCAATTGTCGGATGGCTTTGTCTCCATCGTCTGTGATGGCGATAAGATTTTTAGCAGTCTCTCGGTCAAGTTCGGCTGTTGCTTGAACGCTATCTCTGGGGGGAGAGGCGGCATCTGCGGTGGTTGATACGGGGCAGACGGGGGCTTTGACAGGAATCCGCAACTTGAGAGAACCAGAGTCAATGTCAGAATTACGCTTTTGTTGAGCAAGTTTTGCATCATTGGTTGCCTTTATCAATTGTGTGGTTTGGTTATTTACAGCCGCAACAAGGGCTTGTTCTTTCTCCCTAGCAGCAGCATTCAAGACAGCTATCTCAGCCTGTTGACGGGCAGTTTCATCCTCACCACCCTTGTAATAACCACTACCAAAAGAACCTGAAATAGCCATCAGGATGCCCAATAGCACCCAAGGGTTAAATAGACTCATTCCTTGGCTTCCAAAGGTGGTTCTTCATCCTTAGCAATAGCCTTAGAAGCGGCAGAAACAGCACTGCGACCTGCTACGCCACCCAATACACCCGTGATAAATACCATAATGGTACTAATTTGTTGTGTATATACCTTGTCTATGGGAGCCATTCCAGCCATAGGTTGAGTTACAAATGACACGCTATACAAGAACATTCCCATTGAACCCAAGAGAATCATCACCAAGGCAACGATAACTATTGCCCAAATCCTGATTTCAATGTCTTCAGCAGTCATTCGATTATTTTGTTTAAACGCAATGGTAGGCATCACTTTTTCTCCTGTTCAGGTTTCACAAGTTGTTCGGGACAAGTACCAGAAGCGGTACAGATTGGGGGTTTGCATTCATCATTACTCCAATTCTTTGGGTCTTGGCATTTGTAACGAAATCGGTCTTCGCACCCTGTCAAACACAGGATTATCAGAAATAGTGCTAGGCTCTTTATCACGATTCTTTTTCCTTTCAGAACTTTCTATCTGTCTACGCAACTTCTCAACCTTTTCAACTTGTTGCTTAACCTCATTCTTGGCTTCAAGTGTCTCCAATAACAGCATACCCATGATTGGCAACAAAAATACGACAAGTACACAAGCAGCAATCCATCCCACTACGTTCTCCCAATCTTGCTTATGAACCCTATCAGAAGCCACGAATATAGGAGGCAGAGGATAGTCACTAGAAGATACACTTGCTTTTCGTGTAAAAGACGCTCCTTTTCCTTTCGTTGCCATGTTTCTGCATCCCGATTTTTCCTTGCTTTCTCTTGTTCTCCAGCAATGATGTCCCTCATCTTGAATACCTCTGAATACAAAGCACCCATCTCAGGGGGTGATTGGTAAACCATGCACTCACGAATCTGAACTACCAACCTCTCCATCTCTTGCTGTGCCAAAACCCTCTTTAATGCCGCCTCCATCAAGTTAGCATTTGGGTCATAGACTGTACGAGATTTTTCTTCTTCTTGCCTGATGTGTTCATTCAATTGCTCCTGCAACCTGAAGAACTCAGTCAGATTCTTTACTATTTCTGCTTTAACCTCAGTTTCGTCAACAGCAACGTAATCAGATTTTTTAGCCCTTGCCACAGGTTGAGAAGACTTGATCTCAGGAGCAGGACTAAATAAGTTGCGTAGGAAGCCAAAGATTCCTTTAACTTCCTTGCCAATGGCAACAACATCATTAGCAGTCTTTTTGATTGAGACAAACTGCTCTTTAGCTTGTTTATAAAGGTCACAGCCAGCTTGGATGTTTTTGACCAAGCCAGCCGCAAGAAGACAAATAGAGATTGGGTCAATTTTGTATCCTTATTGAATGCCACGGGCTTTTAATTCTGCTTCGATGTCTTGCAATGTAGGCGCACCTATTTCAGTTGAAGTTTGTTGTTGAGGTTCTTGCGGTGCAGTAGTTTCCATCATTGGCCCTGCTCTTGCGCCTAAACTTGCTGCACCTTTTGATAAGGTAGCCAAAGCATTAGTAGCTTTTTGAGTCATTGTTTTAGTTGTAGCTAAATCAATCATTGCTTTGCGATATTCGGGATTAAAAATAACATCAGCAAAATCAGCAGGACTTGCTACTAAATTACGGATAAATGGAACTAATTCTTTTGCCGCCAATCTGGTTTGAGCGCCACCACCAGTAGCACCAGTAAACGCATAGGCTTCACCACCAGTCATTCCAGCCATTTGTGGGGATTCGCTAGACAAAACACGACTCATCCAATTCATTGCAAGTCTTGCATCGTTAGCATCTTTTTTATTTGGAAATAAATCAGCAAACTCACCACTTTTTTTATTCATCTCAGTTAAAGCAGTTTTGATATTAAAAGTTGGGTCTGTTGCAGCACCACCTGTTACTTGTGCTGAACTCAAAACATCATCAAATTTTGAACGTCGAATAGAGTTTAAAACCTCAGTAACTTGTGGAGTTGGGTTATTTTGCATGACATCAATCAAAAATTGTCTTTGAGAAGATGGCATTTTTTTTAAATCTGAAATAACTTTTTCAGGAACAAGATCGGTAACATTTGCTACGTCAAATGCTTTTGTCAAAGGTCTGTCAGCAAATACTTCAATGCGAGCAATGTTTTCTTTAAATTTATCTCTTGCTTCTACAAGTTTGTCAGCGCCAGCAACTTTGTTGTCAATTGCATCATCTAAAGATTTTCTAAAGCCATTTAAAACAGCTAAAGCAATACCCTTTGCCTGTCCAACAGCAACACCTTCAAAGATATTTCCCTTGCCAAAATCTGCTGTTCCAGAGTAAGCCGCTTCTCCCCATGTAGACAAATTCTTTTGAAGTCTATTTATATCGATTTTTAATGTTGATGCAGGAACAGCAGGAATTACTTGTACAGAAGCAGGTTGACCAGCCGCATTAAGAATAGTTGATGGAATATTTTGTGCAGGAGTTGCAGGAGTTACATACTCGTCAATAATCCGTTGCATTGCATTTTTTACAGGGTCTAATGCCTTTACTTCTGGAGGAATTTCACCTAATTTACTTGTAATTGCATCTACAACAGGAGATGTATCAATTAGTCCACCAGCATTTTTTGCAGCATTAAAGTCAGTTTTAGCATCAGACCTTAACTTTGAAGATAAAGATTTTCCATAGTTATTAAATGACGATACAACGGCTTGTGTAGTTTCTGTTGGAGTTAATGTTTTACCACTTGCCTTATTAAACAAGTTTGTCAAATATGATTCAAGATCGTATGCTTGTGCTTGTCTAAATTCAATAGGTTTTTGACCTGAAACTGGAGTACGTTCTATTCCTGCTTCAGTAGCTAATTGAGGTCTACTTAAACCAAGTTCTCCAGCAGTTAATCGACCAACATCAGCTAAAGATTGTGTTTCAGCAATAGATGGAAACAAACCTTCTGGCTTTGTCATTTGACCGCCAATAGTTTTTAATCCACCTTTTACAACATAAGGAGATGCACCAATTGCTAATTGAGCTAATGGGCTTTCAGGGGCAACTTGTTGACCAAGAAGTCCTGTCGTACCAGCAACACCAAATTCACCTGCCAAACCACCTATAGATGGCTTAAAAAGTCCTGGAATTCCAATAGCAGTAGATAATGCTGCAGGCGCACCAGCAGAACCAAATTCATAAGCACCACGATAACTAGGAATTGATTGAACATTAACACCAGTTAATTTATTTAATGCCTGAGCAATTCCTGTACTAGAAAAAGCATTTGGGTCTTTGCTTTCTTTTAGATAATCATATAAATTACCCCATCCACCAACCAAATCAATAACGCCTTTTGTTGAGCCTTTAAGCAAAGATGTTGTGAAGTTTTTAACTTCATCGAGAGTAGTTCCTTTGTCAAAAACAGAACCTGTGGATGTGGTTTCTCCACGTTTTTGAAGTTCTGCTTCAATGTCGGCTAATGAATATTCTGCCATGACAAACCCTTATTTTTTGTAAGTTTTTTGCAAATCCAGCAACTCTTGTGTTGTCATTTGATTCAATGGTTTTGTAGTTGTCGATATACTTCCAACAACAGGTATTGTTGGCACATAACCATTTAATGACTTGTTTTTTCTAGCATAGTCTTCCATTCTCATGGTTTCATTAACAATATCTTGATTTTTCTTTGTCATAAAATCAATTAACTGTTTACGAGCCAAGGCACTATTTTCAAGTTGCGGAACTAAACTTTGAATAAATTTACGATCTTCATTAGAAAAACCAGCACCAAGTCTTCCTCCAAGTGTAGAAAGAATTACATCGCCAGCAACTTTTTGATAATTTTCTGATGATGCTAGTTTTTCAACATCTTTACCACTTGCTAAACCTAAACTTGCAAGCAAATTTGTAGCCCCAACTCGACCAGATGCAAATGAACCACTAATCAAATCATTTTGATTCAGTTGATTTAATTGCTTTAAAGAACCTAATGCGGCAAGAGAGTTATCACGTTTGTCTCTAGCGGCGGCAACAGCTTTGGCATCAAGTTCTCCAAGACCTTTAGCAAACGCTTCTTCACCCTTAACATCTACGCCTACACGAACACTCATGGCTTTGGCGGCGGCAAGTTTGATTTCGTCATCAAATAATGATTTATTTATTTGAGCAACTTGATCTTGACTGTAATCACCATATTTTGCATTAGCGCCAAAACCCAATTCAACTGCTTTTGCAAGGAAGTTAGAAGTTGTTTTAGTTTGTTTATCAATTGGTTCAAGTTCACCTTGACCTGATTGCCACTTAGTAACGCTTTCAGGAGTATATTTACCTGATTCAAGCAATTTCATTCCTTGAGCAGATTTAGGAGTGTAGTAAGACTTAACCAATTCAGGATTAGAAGCAACTGCTGATGCTTCAGCTTGACTTAAATTATGTTGAGTCATTAATTGCTGAGTTATATCTTGCAATCGTTGTTGAGTAGAGCCAATTTGACTTGCTTCAGCAAAACTCTTTGATGCTGTTGCTCTTTCTTGTAGTTGCTTAGTCATTGATTCTTGCAATGTTTTTGCTCTATCAGCCAAAGATGTTGCTAATTGAATATCGCCAAATTGCGATGCCTTTTGAGCACCTTGCATGATTGAAGCAGGGTCATTCATGTCAATTTGACTAGCAATCTGATTGCGCTGTGAAATTAACTTTAACTGAGGGTCTTCTCCACCTAAAGCACGACCAATAGCACCACCAATCTGATTACCTGCAACACTTGCGGCTACACGTTGAGCAGTACCCCAAGGGGCTTGTTCCATTTGAACAGCCCTTTCATAAGCCTGTTGTTGCAAGGCTTGTTGGTATTGCTCAGGGGTTTGAAAAAGTCCACCAATATCTGTTGCCATGATTTACCCCTTAAAACAATGTTACTGGCATACCATCAGAAAACCCTGTGGTATCTCCATAAGAAAACGCATTTGTATTTTGAACATACGGAGGATTAAAGAAATTTCTTAATCCACTTTGGAACTGTTGATTTTGTCCTAAACTACTTAATCCTGATTGCAACAAAGATGATGGTGAGTTTCTAGCCGCTAACAAATTGCTTTGAGCCGCCGCTAATCCACCAGTCAACAATGATTGACCTGCATTAGCTCCATAAGCCGATGCTTGACCACCTAAACCAGCACCCAATGTCAATGGTTGTTGACCTAACTGTTCAATGCCTTGAGAAGCACCTAAATATCCTTGGAATGGAGCAAGAGCGCCAGTCTGACCAGTCTGATACTGACTCAATAAATTAGAGCCACTACCAAGCAAACCAATGCCGTAATTGACGTTCTGCTGACCAGCTTGTTGTGCATTAGCCGCCAACTGAGCATCCTGTTGAGCCTGTGCGTTGTAATAGGCTTCCATCTCAGGTGTAGTAGCACCCAAACCTGCCGCACCACTTGGGCGTGTACCTGTAGCGCCTACAGACAATCCACCACGACCTTGCTGGAATAACTGGTTCTGCAAGTTAGCCATGCTTCTTTCACGGCTAGGAGCAAGCAAATCCTGTTGTTGTTGCATATATTTAGCCGCAACTTCTTGAGGACTCTGAGCAAGGTACTGCTGACCCAAGCCAAACAAGCCTGTAGCCGCTTGAGACAATGGTTGATACTGTTGTTGCGCTCCCTCTGCTTGAGTTAAAGCATTGCCAGTTAAACCCATCAAACGATCTTGATAGGCTCTCATCTCAGGAGTTAAGTTGTATCCTGCACCCGTCAAATAACCTTCAGGAGACATTTGGAAGTTAGAAGAACCAAATCTTGTAGTTATACCTACAGGTCTAAACTTCTGCGCTTCAGCCGCCAATCTAGCCGCCGCCATTTGGTCACCAGCTTGATTAGAGTAGCCTTGTTCTGCTCCTCCACCAAATAAACCACCAATAATTGATGGCGCTACTGCGCTAATTATTGAACTAAACGGCATATTCTTCCCCTTTAATCAAAATCTCATCCACTTTAGATGGGTCTTTCTCATCTGTGGCATGAATACAAAACCAAACACAATCAGTAATCGCCTTAACGCCATGAATCAAACCAGCCTTAATCTCAAGGCAAGCAGGAGCATTAACAATGTCAATCTCGTCACCACGCAATACAGCAACCTTACCTTCAGCCAAGATAGACAAATGACTGAAGTTATGAGTGTGTTTAAGAATGGCAGTACCCGCAGGAAATCTAGCTTCCTTTGCATACAGTCCATCAGAAAAGTAATGTGTAATCATGTTTACTCGTATAAGATGTTGATTGAACCAGCGTCAAAGTTAGCTGTGCCACCCACAGTAGTAATTCGAACTCTATCTAAAGTACCGCTTAGAGTTTTACTGCCACCACCGCCATATCCAAATGCGCCAGCGGCAACTGTTCCACCCATACTAGATGCAACCCAATTATTAGAACCAACTAAGCACAAAGTCATTAATCCATTCCAAACATCTGTATTACCTTGACCATACGCAAAAGCAAATCCAGACGTTGCTGATGTTGATCCTGCCGAATTTGTTGACCCAAAATATCCAACAACAGAAACATAAGAAGCATTGTCAATACTTCCAGCACCTAATTGAACAAGTAAAGTTTGAGTTGCAGAGTTTTGAGATATACCATTAAACATCACAGTAATCCGCTTCACCCAAGAAGGGATACCTGTAAAGTCAAAATACTGTGGCGTTGTTGGCGGTGAAGTTTGAACAGTACCTGAGGTAATTGCTGTATTTAATTGCGGAACAATACCCCCTCCCATTCCTGCAATATTAGATGGTGATGTGGCATAAGCACCAGCAGTTGCTTCTGTTAACTCAACATACCCAACAATTCTAAATGGTACAGAAGTTCTAGCAGTAGTTGAATAAATTACAGTTCCACTATCTGCCGCACCAACTCCACCTTCAGCAGTTGTACTTATCAAAATACGTTCATCTAAAAATCCATAGGAATTTGAATTAACAACAGCTAATTCAATTGTTCCTGCATTGTCTATAGCCAATACAGCCAATTTAGCTAGTATCCCGCTTGTTGTACCAAGTGTAGAACCATTGGAAATAGTCAATGAAATGGCGGTAGTTACATTTCTTGTTGTTATTACACCTGAAGATGCCGTAGATGATCTAAAATCTAATGAACAAGGGCTTAAGCCTAATGTCAAAGCGTTTGAACCAACAGTAGCGGTTATTGTTGGAATCTGTTTGTAAGGTATTACTGAAGTTCCTTCATAAGAATATGACCAACTTGCGGCAGTTGTTCCAGTAATAAGAATACAAGTAAATTGTATAGTTGTATTGGCAGGAATAGTTGTAATCGTATTTGCGCCACTTGACTGAACAGTTAAAACTCCAGTTGAATTGTTAACAATTAAATAACTAAGTCCAAGTGCAAGTGTGCTTGTAACAGGCAAAACAATAGTTTGAGTTGTTGTACCAGTAAAAAATTGTTGATTGGTACTACTAACTGTAAGTGTTGTAGTTCCAGCCGCAGTTACTGTAGTTGTATAACCTAATTTTATGTTGTCAATTACAGGTAAAACAACATTGCTCAAAGTAGTTACGCCTGTGGCAGATAGTGTTGTGAATGCCCCTGTACTTGGAGTAGTTGCTCCAATAGTAGAACTATTAATAGTTGAAGTCGTTATTGTTGCACTTGTAATCGCACCTGAACTTGAATCTAGTTTTGTTGCAATAGCAGTTTGAATATTGTCAAACTCAGTGTTAAGTTCAGTACCTTTAACAATTTTTAAAGCATTGCCTGATGAAAGAGAATCTTTTGTGGCAAAGTTGGTTGATTTAGTGTAATCGGTCATGTTATTCCTTTAAGTCACTTTGCCATTTTTGGCTTGAATTTCAATCTTTTGAATAGACAGTGCAGAGCCATTTATATTTGTCTCATATCCAGTTTGAACAATTTTTCCTGAACCAGTTGCATTAACTCTTAAAGTCTGTAATGCAATGCCAGTAGAATACTCTGCAATTACAGTTGCATTTTCACCATATTCAGCAATGCCATAATAAGAAACGCCTTGTGTTGGAATTATTGAATTTTCAGAAAGATAGTTTGTTTTAAAATCAAATCCCCATTTAAAAGTCAATGTTTGGTTAGTTCCGCCAATAACAACAACAGATAAACGCTTTAAGATCGAAGTTATATTTTGATCTCCAAGATCAGCATGATTTGTGTAATACAACATACGATATGAACTAGAGTCATCTTGATATGTACTATACAAACCTATATAGCCATTCTTTCCAAGATACAAAGTACCATCACGGCGAGATAAAAATGCAGTTGGAGCTATAGAGTCCCAAGTTGTTACTCTAGCAGAACCATCAGGTAAATATGCTTTTGTATCAAAACACCAAACAGCACTAATGCTAGGAGTTGACAACAAATAGAAAGCTTCTTTTTCAGAGTAAATAGACTTTACATTTATAAGTGTTTCACCAGCAATTACAGTCATCAAATCATTACGAACATTTTTAGACAAATCTCTCTCAGGAGCAGATTTCTCTTGAATTGTCCGCATCAAAGAACGAACACCAGAATTAGATAAGAAAAGCACATCAGTGCTAGTAGTCTGAATACTGTCTCTTGCAATGCAACCAATACCTTCAACAGTGTCACTTAATGCCATAGTTGATGGAGTAGTAGCACCTGAATAGATCAAAATCTGACGTTTGCCAAAGATAAACAAAAATCCATTGTGAGCCGCCAAACCAGTAATCTGGTCAGCACCATTAGGCCAAACATTGTTGACATTCAAAGAACCAGCAGTACCTGTTGACCATACATGACCAGAAATTAAGTCACTAAAATAAACAGTTGAATTGTTTGTTGTTGTATTAGCCGCCCATAAACGACCAAAGGCTGAGATACAAATATCAGCATCAGGAACAGTTGCCACATAACCCGTTTTCTCTGTAACCCTACGATATGTTGTAGTGCTAACAGCAGGGTCATATATCAATGCGTTATAACCAGACTGAAAGAAATAGGTAATGCCATTCAATGAAGCACATTGCCAATTACTTGCAGTAATAGTAGGTGCAGTACCACCACCCCCATAAGTCAATTCAGTAACAACATTGCTTGCACCCAATTTAAATATCTTGTTGTTTCCAGCAAACAATACAGTCAAAGTTCCATCAGTTTGTACTAACTCATGGATAACTTTAACGTCATTAGTACCTAGATTACCACTAGAAGAATTAACCTTTGACCAACCCTTGCGTGAACCAATGCGACCATATTGGTCAATAATGCAGTTAGTAGCAACCAAAGCAAATCCAGCCGCTAAATCAAGCGGAGAATCTTGAGTATTTATCCCATAAAAACCTGGGGCTGAAATACTGCTGACTGTTAGTTGCTCTGCCATTAGACCGCCACAAAAGCATCGTTTTCAGGAGAACGAGCAAGTTCCAAAGCAATCATGTCTGACATTGCAGACTTGAACAAGGCATACGCCTCAGAACTGCTTAAACCGCCATCCTCGCCACGTTCAACCAATGCCCTAGCATAAGCACCCATAACAATAGGCTCTTTTGCCAACAAGGTTGTATCTGAATCATTAACAAAATCAGTTTCAGGAACAATCAAACTGAATCTAAGGTTATAAACACCATCAGGAACAGGCCAAAACTTGACCTTCAAATCACCATTTGTATCTACGCCTTGTACTGTGTAGTACATAGGAAGATTTTGAATAGGTGTGGGAACTGTGTAGTAGAGAATGTCGTGTTGGTCATGTGCTAATGGAGTTAACTGATAGTAACGTGTAGTGTTAATAACATCCATGGTTTTAAATCTAGTACCAGCACCTGTAAGAGAATATTCACCTACTTGACCAGTAACAGTAGTAATAGTCACAGCTTTGTTAAAGGCATCCCAATCATAAGCATCAGCTACTTGACGCTTTGTGTCATTGATGTACTTGCCAATAAGGGCTGAATAAGTTGTTCCACTAACAGTAGTAACTACTGGTTCACGCAAGCGAACCAATACATCATTAACTAAACTGAGATAGGTAGATAGAGCCATTACTTCTTCCCTTTATTTCTTGACGAAATCGCTTTAGCTTTTGCCTTTGCGTCTGCCTTAGATGAAGCACCCCATGCTTGCAGAGAAAGTAGCAACCTTGTTGGTTTGCCATCCTTCATCTCTGCACCTTCCATGTTGCCCATCCTAGCGAGAAAAGAAGCTCGTCTTGGATTGTCACCCGACTTTACGGGTGGCTTGAGGTTTCCCCCAGTTTCTGCATTATAAGATGATCTACCCTTGGCATTCAAGCCGCCTTTTGGATTTTGACCAGCTTTTGTTTGCCAAGTAGGAGATTTCATCAATACCCCATTTTTGTCTTTTTCTTGGGTTTGCTCATGCCAGCTTCAGACAAAGCAATAGCCACTGCTTGTTTCTGTGATTTGACAACCTTACCAGTCTTAGAACCAGTGTGTAGAGTTCCCTCTTTCCACTCTTTCATTACCTTGCCAACTTTTGCCATTTTCTTTGTAGCCATCATTTACCCCTTGAAGATTTTTTCATCATGTTAGTTGCTGTGCGCTGACCCCGCATAGGCATAGCTTTTGGCTTGCCAACTGCCACCATGATTGCAATGGGAATGCCCTTTTTAGGGGCTTGAGGCATAGGTTTCTTTGGTTTGGTTGCCATTACGACTCCTTAG